TTTTTTTTTTTTTTTTTTTTTTTTTTTTTTTTTTTTTTTTTTTTTTTTTTTTTTTTTTTTTTTTTTTTTTTTTTTGGAATTATTTATTAGACTGAATACGTGTATCACATAATATTTTTTGTGTAAATTGAGAAGCTATATGCCAACAACGTTGTCAATAGTGCCTTTCGGCGGGATATCCTCTCTCCTCCTGAATATTGCGTAATAAACGTAGTAGAATAACAATATAAAGCATTGAATAGTTAGTCTTTTGATACATATACTCGATTATATGCAGGCTATGCCAATTTAAAATGAATTTTATTTCTGTTTATGAATCCGTAACCAAAATTTCCCAAAACCAAAATTTTTAAATAGAGGTATAACAGATATTAGTTCCTCACTGATCCCAATGAAAACTCTGAGCACCGTCTTGAATCACATCATCAGCGTAACTATCAGAACTATTATCAATCGTGGGCTGACAAACTACATGCGTACCTCCTCGCGAGTAGCTCGACAATCTAGTTTTTGCTAAGAAGATTTCTTCATTAACAAAGCAGAAATAACCATGGTTGTTAAATCCGTCAGGAGTTATTATTGTATCATAGCTTTTTTGGCCATTAGAATTTATTTGTAAGGGTAATGCATACATGATTAATTTTGAATTATTATCATAGCCTTCAACAAATACAATTGGTGCACATCCGATTAAAGGAGCGAAAAATATATCGCCTATTGAATAATCTACACAAAATTTATCTAGACTACTTAAATCGGGTAATTGCGAACATTCAGTATATTTAATTATATCAGCCATATTTGCTTCATCAACAAATTTAATAGTATCTGGATTATAAGTATCATTCTTTGTATATTTTAATGATATTGTTGTCTCATTCAATGTCATATAAGCATTATAGTCATATAACTTGAGTGTAGATGTATTATTATCAGAGTCCATAAATTGTAAGAAATCTGTATAATCTGATTGTGTTGGTATAAATGGTGAGACAAAGGTACAAATTCTGCCTTGAACTTTAAAGCTAGGCACCATAATGTTTTGTTCAATTTTATATTCAAAGAATTTCTGTCGTGATAAGATTCCATCGCGTAGTATACTTCTTTTATAGCTGATAAATAATGCATTTGGATAGTTCTTACATTTCTCATACTGTGGTTTTTGTAACAATTCAGCGATATCAGCTTCACTCATTACATATAAATGCGATGTACATTTATTCAGTATCATATCTTTAATCATTTTATTCGGACTGTCATTTAAATTTTTAACGTTATATCTAACATAACGTACTGTGTTATCTTGTTCTCTATATCCATATGCTAAAAAGAACGGCATAACAGATTTTCCCATAACCATTCTAGATAACTTTGTGCATAACCAATTCATGGAAAAAGAACTTGTCAATATAGTGTCTGATACCGATTTTTTAAACACATCATATGCTTTCAAAATAAGTGACCATCTTGTTAATGCATTTTGATTGTAAAAGTCATTTGTTACACTTATTTTATAATTTGAATTGACAGTTGAAATGTTAATACCCATAACATTGCCATGAGATATAGCAACGGTTGGTATACCAGCATTTAATGATTTTATATTCTTTTTATCGTTAGATTTATCTCGTTGTTGCGATGTATCTCTAACATTTGATGTACTTTTATTTGTGCGTGATCTACTTCTTGATTTTTCGCGAACTTTTTCAATATCAGCTCTTCCACAAAGATTAGTATTGTCTGTTATTTCTAAATCACGAATTTTGATAACATTTGCAGATATAAATTTAAAATCAACGAAATTATAACTATTATTATTATCTCTATATAATGTTGCACACGTTGAATATATAAATGTCAAAAATTTTGTACATTTAATTGCAATCGTAGCAGCTTTTGTATTTATAGCTGTTACTAGAGATTTATAATTGAAAATATCATAATCCGAACTACGGAAACAATATATCGTGTTATTTTGTTCAATTGCTTTTGCAAAACTTGTTGGATTAGCAAAAAATGATATAAATTTTTTAGTAGATTCAGATTGGGCTGCATTCATGAATTTTATAAATCGTACACCCAAATCAATTATAGATATAACATTCGAAAATCGAACTACACCTTTATCATCACGATTTTTTATTGTTATCATTGTTGTACAAATATCATTCCATAATTTTTGTGCAAAGTGATAATCTTGTCTTATTGTATAACTATATGATGTTAGTAAAGCCCCTAATGAATGTAAAACAGCTTCACAATAAGTTCTGTCAATTGTGTTTGGTGTATGATTCCAATATATAATATATATAAAAATCTTACTTATAACTGATAAAGGTTTAGTTTCAGCTTCTTCCATCAATTTATTTATACCATTATGTTGTGCCATATATGTCCATGCAGGTCGTTTAATATTATTAGCTTTAGCATCTTTATCATGTATTATAAATACTGATAATAAATACCATATTTTTATAACAAGTTTATGTGATATTACATAATTACCGAATTTGAGAGCTGGACATATATTTTTTGTAATTAAATCATTATTCACTACATCATCATTGACATCTTTCAACATCAAATGTTCCTCGGTTCCAACTTTATTTATTGCAAGATCAGCCGTTACCCAATTAAATATATTGTTCATGCCAGTATTATTATTTGAAAATACAGTAACCTCTCCTTCAGGAACTTCTCTATAAGTCATGATTGGTATAATTTTTATCGTAGATGATACTGCATAATCTTCTGTGTTAGTTGTTATAGTGTTATATAAATCAGGTATAGAACTATAATCTATGTCTTTAGTTCTACGTGATGGTCGAACTTGTGGTGCATTTTGAACATTATTTTGTGGCTGTCGATTGTTTGATGAGTCTCTATTCTTATTTCGATTATTGGAATTGTTTCTATTATTTCGAAATCCAGCATTGCTATTATCACGTTGATTACTATATTGTCGTCTATTTCCATCTGGTGTTGCATCTCTTTCTCGACTTTTTGATCCTTCACGTCTAAATTTATTCGGGAAAGATTCTGGATCTTGTTTATTCATTTCCATATACGCTCCAACAAATACATTCCTAAGTGTTACATTTGGATAAAAACCACTTTTAAGAGCTAAACCCATTGATATATCTGTTGATACAATTTGATTATATTGTCTCGGTGTTATAACATGGTCCACTGTTTCACTAATAACATTCATAACATCGTCTATTTCAGGATAACCTTCATACCACACAACACGACATGGACTATATTGTGTATCTGTTGGTCTTGCATAATATTCAACTTCATATACATGTTTTTCACGTGCAGCTGGTGGTATTCTTTGATTACTATTATCACGTTGTTTATAATTTGGTGATTGATTGCGTGGTCTTTCTGAAAGTGATGATAATTGTGATGTACTTGGTTGACTATCTTGTGGATTTGTGACTGGAGGCAAATTAACTTGTTGTGCTGTTATTGTAGTTTCTGGTGATAAAACTAATGAACACTGACCACAATATTTACTATCTTCTTGACTATATGTGTGGCAATTTTTGCAATATTTTTGTATAGCATCTAGCCTGTCTACTCTTTCTTGATATGATGATGAATCATTTTTATTACGATCATTTCTATTATTATTGTATCCACGTCCACCACGGAAAAATACTCGACCTCCTCCTCCTCTAGGTCCAACAGTTTTCTTTTTTGTGAATAATGGTTTACATTTCGATAATATTGAACATGTAAAAAATCCCATTCGATATAAATATAGTGCCAGTAATACCAAGCCTATCATGATGAATGTACTAATTAAAGTAAGACTTCCAACGAGGAGTTTTCCCGCTAATGTAGATAAATCAAATTTAAAGTCTAATAATCCGAATTGAGCTCCATCACCTTGTGTGATAGTTACATTGTTATATCTAGCTAGTAAGACAATTCTGTTATTTGGATCAAAACCCATTATACATGTTAAATTAACATCATGCACAATAGGAGTTGTTAATATTTTAATTTTTATTGTTGTTTCTTTTTTATATGAACATTGAAAGAAAGTTTCATATGCATTTACCTTTCCTGGACATGTTTTTATCAAATCTTGACATATTAAATTGTCAACTGCTAATTCATAACTTCCTTGTGCTGGACAATTAACTGTATAATTAACGAATATCTTTGCATCTATAAAATTACATAATGTTGTAACAATCTTAAAATCTGTTGGTTGTACAGTGACTAATTTTTCATCAATACCACCTTTGGTTCCTATAGATAATAATAGTGAATGTCCAATGGCAGCATCAATTAATACAATGTAATTATCAACAATATATTCAGTTTTTTGATCTTTTGTGCCGCAATAATCCCATTTTACAGCACCACTATTTTGTGTATAACACCATCCATAACCACCTTGTACATTTGTTGCTACACATTGATCTTTATAGACAACTGATTCGAAGGTAAATTCTTTCATACATTGATAACCACGAAGTGTAACATTAGTTGGAACAATGTATTTCTTACCACTATCTTGTAACTTTATTTCTTGTATATCTTTCCCTATCAAATCATTTAATGATCTGTACAATTCATTATCTTTGAAAAATGTTTGATGTGCTGGTGGTGAGTATAATAAGCCTCTTGGTTGATTTGCCCAATAAATACCATAATCTTTACCAGCAAATGGTGCTTCTTTTGTTGAATCAATAAGTGGTCTCATTCCATCAGGACATGGTTGATCTGAATAATATCTTGCATAATAACTTAAAGGGTTTGATAATTGATTAGTAGGTAATTCTCCAATTTGAGCACGTAATTTACCATCATAATAAACCACAGTTGGTGGGACATTTGGTTTTAAAATTGTTGTTGCTATTTTAACTTTAGCTTTTATGTTACTGCTTTTTATAAAACTACTAACGTCGTAAAATTTATCAAAATTATCAACGAGTAAGTATTGATCATTTATTGTTATCCAATGTTTTGTGTTTACATATGTCGTTAATAATTCAACTGGTGTTGATTCTTTAGTTCTAGGTTTATCAAATCGGATCTCTTCTGCATAATAATAGGGTATATGCATTGGCCAAAAACATTGTCTACACATTCTAGCATTTGTATCAGCAGCACCGCCAATCCAAACCATTTTGAGATATATATTTTTTATGCATTTATCGCAACAATCCCATCTTCCATGTATAGTTGCAGGATCACCACCACATAAGCCAGCTGATTGCATACATGGTCTGTTTTCTTTTAAAAATACTTCATTTTTATCATTGAATCGATCTAAATAACATTCACATCCTTCATATGCATTTACTCTTGGTTCATAAAAATATCGATTAGCATTCATTTGATATATATGTGATCCATTAACATAGCAGAATTTCGTTTCTACCTTTCCAACTGTAAGAATTGTGCATTCACCTTTACGAGCAGCTAATATTAAAGTTGTTAACTGCCATGTTTCATCAAGAGTACGTTCTACAGGTGTAGTTGTTTCATTTATTTGTGTTTGACTATGTACACCAACTATAAGAAATAATAACATAAATCCTACCATTGGCATCATAGTTGTTTTGGGTTGTGTATGTATACAATTGCATTTATAATCATCGTTTTCATTAACTTCATTACGCAATTGTTTTTGTTTACTCATACGTGTTCTTTCAAGACAATTATTAAATTCATCTAAACATCGAATGATAATTGTGTTTAGCAAGAAATGAATGATAATAAATAAAACTTTACTTAGAACAATTAATGTGATAATGCTTAATATTCCACCAATAACATATTCAGCAATCATGTTACCACAAATTGCATCATAATATTTGTCATTGACAAGTGGTTTCGCGTAATTATAACATCGTATCTGTTTGACTGTCACATCTTGCTTCTCTTGTACGTTGTATATATATCTCGAATCATAACATTCAGGTTTATCACATAATTTTCCATTTTGATCAAGAATTTGAATAGTTTTTGTCAAATTAACAGCTGTTGTTCCATTTATGCATATTGTAAGCATTAATAAACTGAGCATAACCGGACTAAAGAATTTAGGTGTTACTGGTCTAGCTGGTCTTTCGATTGCTAATTTTGGTTTCATATCTATTGGATTTGATGTTAGTTGGTTTAAACGTTCTAATAGTTCAAAATCACTAGCATCAACTGTTTCAATCAAATTCATTAACGGCAAAATATAATTTTGTTGTTTAATAAAATCTGATTCAAAAACTGTATTTTTTATTATAGTCTTACATATATCGAATGTTGTTTCAGTCAAAAAATCATCTTGAAATATAAACGAACATGCCATTGTATTTCCAGGACCTAATTCATTAACATCTATCCTCATTTGTTTTCCATCTTTTAATGCTAATAACACTCTTAATGCATGATAATTCTTTGACATCATTGCACGATGTAGTTTGGGTATAAATTCTATACTTCTATATTTTAGCAAATCATAATTTTTATGTGCTTTCATTGCTTTCATGATACAATCAAAAACTGTATGATTCATACTTGATATTGCATGATCTAATGCATCCAAACCATTACAATCAATTGTATTTAATCGACATCCTTGATCTATAATACTATCAACTAATCTTTTAGGTATTGATGCACATGTAGCAGCGAACATCAAAATAGTATATCCACCTGTGTCTTGTGAGTTTAACATATCCGAATGCCCACCTTGACAAGCCAAATCTATAAGTTCTTGAGCTTCTGTGTAATTCTCTTTCAATATTGCATTCATGGCTGGTGTGTCACCGACATCATCTTGTAATGTTAATAATATCGGCAATTTTGTGAATATCATTCGTATTATGTGTAATGGCATAACACCAAATGCATAGTCATGTCCAATTCTAGAAATGGTTCTTAATATAACATTGGCTGTTGTATTTAATAAAGATTGTTGTTGTACGGTATTTATTGCCGTTTGACTTAATTCAACATCTTCTTTCTTTTTGTTTTTTAAAGGTGATTTTGTTTTAGATATTTTCACTATTGGTGCATCTTTTGTTCGTGTAAGTAAAGCCTCTTCAATTTTAGCTTTATTTGTATTTCTAAATGTTTGATATTTTGCAAACTTTTCTTCAAAGTTTTTAGCAACACTTGGTTTTTGTATATCAGATAGTGAATCAGTATCTTTATAACAATCTTTGGCATTCTGTCTAAATTGTTGTAACGCTGCATTAAAATTATCATAAATTTCTCTTGTCAAAACACTTATATGAACACTATGAAATTTTAATAACGTGTGTATATGCATTTGATTTTTCAATAAAGTTTCAATAACACTTATTAATTGTGATGCTAAAACATATGTTTTTTGACCAACATATAAAGTTTTAGTTGTTCTTTTCATTTCTTCTTTCTTTTCAACAGTTTCAAATCTCACACATTTTACAGTATTTAAATCACTTATTAATTTAGATAATGCATTTCTTCTTGTATCAATTTGAGTGTCATCATTCATAATTATTCTTATAACTCTGCTCAATTGTTTGTACTTAGTTTCAATAAGAAATTCTTCTTCTGTGGAATGTCTCATATATCTTCTGTAGACAAAAATAACAATAATAATTAACACAGTTAGAACGAATAAAGCAATTATATAATTTCTGTTTGTTGATAATGCTGTGTATGGGTCAGTGCAAGCGCTGAAATATCCACCAGTATTTATTGATGTATAAACAACACCAGCAATTGTTATTTTACATAATGGTACATTATATATTATATCTTTTCCACAACCATATTCATTATTACAAATTGCAATTGATAATGTTTGCAAATCTTTATCTTTCGCATATTGGCCATAATCAAACATGCATAACATATCAGATTTATATGGTATAGATAACATGTTATTTTGTATCCTTATTGAACAATCGTTCGTACCAGTTCTCCATGATAAAGTATATTGAATCGTTGATACAGTATCATATAAAACACACGTTCTTTGATATATATAATATTGCAATGTTGATAAACTTCCTCCTTTTAATAAATCAGCAGTTTTTTCACTGATATATTTCTTTGTCATTGTTGTAATTGTTGTTGCATTTGTTATTGTTAAATCACGATCTGTTTCACTAATAACTGAACAATCAGTATATGATGTTAAGAATAAAGATTGTTGTTGCAGAATAGGGTAATTTAAAGGTGATTTACGAATAATTTGATAACCAACCTTTTGTGTTTTAGATAAACCAATATATACGTAAATATCGATTAACACATCTGATTGTACTAATTGTTTAATTGTTTCCAATGTTAAATCTTTAGTGCCAAAAAGCCAATAATATTTAAAGGCATTGACAGTATATTGTATATAATATGTTGTTACATTATTATATAGGTTGGTATCATTCAATTTGAAGGAAACAAATTTTCCTAAAAATCCTATATTAGTGGTTCTTAGCAAGAAATTACTTTGTTGGGGTAATGTCGAATAAAGTCCTTCTAACGGTCCAGATAATTTTGGCACAAATTTAATGTCTTGAAATCCTTCATATTGATATTCATAACCACATACGTTGTCTATGTTTATTGTTAAATTATTTCCATGTTTCGGCAAATCTATATAATTACCTAAAGCTGGATGTTTTGTTAATGTAGTATATGAACAAGATTTAGTATCATTACTTTGACATATCTCTATTTTTGTATTACAATCTTTTGGTATTTGTGTATTATATCCTCCAGTTAGTCCATCAAAATAAATTAACGCTCTAGATAAATAACCATCATTCAGTCGGAGTATTTCAAAATCAAAACCTTTCCTTTCACGGTATATTACTTTGTCACCAGTATATTGTATTTGTGGACATTGTTTTAACAGCAATTTACCATCTATAGCTTGAACACATTGTGGTATATTTTCATTTATTTTTAGTGCACAAATGGGTGTAAATATAAATTGATCATTCTCCTCATTTGTCATAATTATATTTTTCACTTTTGTTCCTCTGAAAAAATCAATTGAAGATATTGTTGGTGAACTATCAACAATAGATCTTTTATGTCTATAATTATGTTTTTTAGTTGATATTGCCAATGTATTATTTTGTTTTGATAAACAATCAATTGCATCTGAACAATATGGGTCATCACGATTAATAGTAATAGATCGTTTCTTTCTTTTTGGTGTTACTTGTCTATCTGGTACAAAATCAGCAGGTAAATCTTTACAATATGCCCAATCAAACAAGCCTGCATCACCAATTGGGTAACTTTGTATTTTACAAAAATATTGTCCTTTATTCCGAAAAACACCATCATAACCATCATCCGTACAATCATTGTATGTTTTACCAGTAGCATGATAATAAAATGGTAATATACATTGCTTGTTATTAGGACTAGTAAACCTCGTAACTATAGGCCTTGTTGTTGTCGTTAGATTTTGTGTTGTTGCTGCAGTTGTAGTTGTAGACATTGTTGTTGTTGTAGTTGGCAGAGTATATGTTGATAAAATACCTGACACAGCAGCTTTTGTAGTTGTACTGAGAGTTGTAGATTGTGTTGTTGTCGGTGTCGTTGATGATTGTGTTGTTGTTGTTGATATAGTTGTTGGTACTACTTGACTAGTCGACGTTTGAGATTGTGTTGTCGATGATTGTGTTGTCGTTGTTAATGTCGTTATTGGACTTAATGTCGTTGTAGGTTGTGTTGTAAGTGTTGTAGATAAGTTTGTTGATGTAATCGATTGTGTTGTCCGAAGTTGTGTTGTTGGATTATCATTCGTATTATAATAAATACATTTAGAATGATCATATTCATGAACATAATTTTCAAAATTTATTAGTATCGGATCAATTGTCGTAAAACATTTCTTTTTAGTTGATTTGCAGATTGGTATTTGCAAACTATTTCTTTCACAAACGGGTGCACTACCTTGACACATAGTTCCATCAATATCGAAAGGATATATATAAACATTTTGTGGAACATCTGAAATACTTCTCTTGTGTCGTGAATTTGCAATATCAGCTTGTTGACTATTACTATTTGTTTCCATTTTCAATATACTAATCTTATTTTGTTCATTTAAGACAATAATTGCATCACTTGTTTTTATACAAAACATAAATATTAAAAACATAAAGGATAACATTGTAAATCCTCTCATGCCATTTTTAGTTTTGTGTGTTTTGTTAACTTTTTCAATTGCATCTATTTTAGCCAACATATCATGATTATTAACAGTTATACTTTTTTGCACCTCTTTCATCTTTTCATATCCACTATTTGGCGGTAATAGCGATTCAACGCAATTGCTAATTGTTTCAAATAATTGTGTATCTGTTTCAACTATGTGGCTAGTTGGTATATCTTTTGTTGCTAATATGTCTTGATATCCATCATATTTGGATAATGCAATTTCAACGTTATGATTTACACCTTGGCGTTTGAATATAACCCTCTTTGTCAATAAATCATAAGAATCATTATCATCAACTTGATATTGTGGATTGCTTCGTAATGTTTGTATACAAGTTTTAAAGTGTGTTAATTCTTCAGTTTGATCTTCATCATAACCACGATTTTTATCCTCTAACGCTGTTATAGTCATTGCAACATCATCGACGTGTGGCGTAAATTTACGAGCAATACCTTCTTTATCAGTATATATTAATATTACTGGTTGTTGTTTTTTATCACGCATATCTGTTAAAATTATAATAATTTGTTCAATATAACGTCTAGAAGCATTATCTTCTATATCTTTAACAATATCATTTAAACCACTTAATAGAATTTTAAATGTATCAGTTATTTTTGGAGTGATTAATAAATTTTTGTGTATATTATCTAATAGCGCATGATAGAAGTGTAAATCAATTCTAGTGCTTTCTGTAAATTTAAAATCAATATCTGTAAAAGCCATATGCATTTTTGATATAAAATATTCAAAAAAGTTCTTTTGTGTATATTGGCATATCGTGTTTAAAAAGATATATAGATATTTATGTATATTTAGCATTCCATTAATGTTTTGCCTTTCAATTGGTATATCAATACCTGTTTTTATAATTGGTGAGCTTAATTTCTTAACAAATTTATATTTTAACTCTCTTTCTTCTTTAACTTCTTTCATACTAGGTATTTCATCAAGTAATGTTACCAGTGGATGTTTAATATTACATCTTGTGATTGATTTTGTCAAATTGTTAATTCCTCGACCAATATCACTAACATATTTTTTAAATAGCAATGCGACGTGTAAAGATTGCGTATGTATTACTGCAATATATTTATCATAAGTTGTTCCAATACCAAAATATCCATATTCTTTTAAGCAATCAATACTTAAAGCAACGCTTAATGTTGATTTATTATGTGCTACATTTATATGTTTTGTTTGTGTGTGTCCAATATTGCAATCATTTTCAATTAATAACATAACACTTGGATGTACAACGCGCAATGCTTTCATCAATATAGTTTCATCATTCACATCTATGTAATCAAGAGCCCATTTTGTTGTATCTATAATTGCTTCTATAACTGTTTCCATTCGTTGACTAAGTTTTGTCCGTGTTGGTGTATCTAACATTGGATATATTTTATAAGCATTGTCCATTGGTGTTGAGTCATCTCTATCACGAGTTAGAAACATCATAGGTAATTGTTGAGCTAATTGTTTTATGTTTATCTTCGCATTTGTTAGATAAGCATGTCCATATGTTACAAACATTGTTAATATATTTCGAGTGTCGCTTGGCATAAGTTCATTTATAATGAGACCATTTACATCACTAAACTGTTTAGGTAAAATGACGATATCTGATCTCAATGCTTTCCGTGGATCTATATGTGCCGTGTTAGGTTGTAATCGAACTTCTAAATCAATTGTTGTAGTTGCTTCTTGAGATGACCAAGCATCATGTGCATCAGTATTATTTGCATATCCTGTTCTTGCTCTTTGTCCATGTACTGTGTTATAAGGAACATCTATGATTATAGCGCCTTTTGTCAAATCGGATAATTTTTCATTCACATATGTAAATTTTTTATACAGTTCATTAGCTTTATTTAAAGCAAATCGATGTTGTATGTATCTTAATCCTGTATTTCGTTCTGGTATTAATTTGCCAAGAATCAAATTGTAATATTTTTGTAGATGAAGAGGTATATCTTGTGATTTAATATCCTCAACAACGTCAGTCATTAATCTGTTTATCCATGCTATTCCGTATTGTTCAATCAATGGTTTCAGATTCAAATTCACAATCAAGGTATTCAATAAGTTTATGTCTGTGCTTAACAATTCCAATAAAAATTCTTTGAATTTTATGTATTGCGGAATCGTATATTGGGGATCATCTATATCCAAATCGGTCAAAATTCGTTTAAAATCCTTCATATCATCTTCAATGTCAGTTTCAGTATTTATAACAATGGTAGGTTTTTGTTTGACCTTCTTTTGTTGTTTCATTGGTTGTTTATCATCCTTGTTATTAAACAAAATGTATATCTTTGTCAGAAATATAACCGTTGTTATTATATAAGTTGGGAAATCATCACAGAGCATAAGAGTGAATCCAAAAGATAGTATCAGGAATGTTAACATTTTAACAATATAATTGCTAAACCAGTGCGTTTTTATCTTCATATTAGAAGTTGTTCCAGGATCATGGTTTCGACCACAACGCTGTGCTGTCAATATTTTCATTTGTTTATTATGTATCTCAATATTATTTAAAATAGTATTAGTACTAATAGTATCAATAGTATTTTTAGGTATAATTGATAATTGTGCGTTGGTCACAATTTTCTTATTCCCAAAATCTGGTCTGATATTATTGACAATAATTCTCTTCGCATTTTTAACAAAAAACAAAATCATAGCTTCGTTCGCAACATCGGATTCAGAAACTACTAGCACTGGTGTAGGTGTGTGAGTCGTGACTTTCAATAAAATATTTAATTGATCACCTGTAACTTCATTACCATACTCACGTGTGTCTTCCATCAATTTCATATAAACATTTTGTAATTTTGATTTATAATTTAATTCACCACTCTTTGGTAATTTATATCCCATCATTATAATAAAAGCCTCAGTGCTCAAACTACTTACTGCAATTTTAATCATGCGAATAACACTAAATTGTGTACTTATTTTTTGTAAATCATTCCATGCTTTATCTGGTAATGTACTTGTAACTTTTATAATTATCGTCCCATTAGGATGTATAACATCGTTTAATTTAGCATATAATTTATCATACTGATGATCATCTTGTACAACCGGTGTTTTTGTTTCATCTATTTTTGTAAATATATCACAATATATAAAATCAGATTTTATTTTTGTTGTTTCAACATATTGTGATAAAGTTTGTTGTATAACATTTGGTTTTGTTATTTGATAGAAATTGGGATCGACATATGTAAAATTATTTTGATTATAACCACATAACTTTGTTGCATGTTCAATAGCAATATAACTATCATTTCCGATCATCGTTTGTGTATCATTATCACGTTGTGATGTACAAGCACCTATTATTGTAAATGTATGTGCTGTTGATACTACTTTACCAAAAACTTCTCTAATGGCTTTCATTACCGTTAAAAACTTAAATCCACCACGTCCCATCTTTGTTATATTTCCATTAGTAGTATTAAAACCAAGTTTAGCAACTCTATTTCTATCATTATAATAATCATTCAATTTCTCTCTTTCAACAAAGAAGTTATTTGGTGCATCCAACGCTAACGTCATATAAGTTTTAATATCATTTTTATTAGTAGTGGCATGCAAATTTTTTATAAATTTATATATATGTTGTATAAAACAATTACTAACTGTTTTATTAACATTTTTAGCACTAACACTCTCTAGTTTATCAATATATTCACGTAAAGTATTAGTTAAATTAAATGTATTTGATATAACTGTATTTAACAAAGATGTTATACACGTACATATGTATGCTACATCTTGTACTGCATATGTTGTTGATTCATTTGTTATCATTGCATGTCGTTTAATGTTTGGTGTTAACATGTATGATATCCATCCACGTGGAAGTGCGACATTTTGTGCCCAGACACTTGTATCAAAATCTAAAATTGCATATTTAGTATATTGTAACATACTATATTTAACAACGTCAAATATATGTTTGTGACAATAAAATTTATTTTTATATGTTGAATTTTCAATTGTATATTGTGTAGAAAACATCAATTCACTACCTGCTATGGGTTCAGTGAATACAAATGGTATATCATGATATCTGGCCAACATTATAAAATTTATAAATGTGCAACTACCACCAACTACATATTCATGAGATGGTTGTAAATTTAATCGAAAGAACTTACTATCATGTAACATTATATCAGAACTTGATGTAAATAATGTAAATACTGGATCATTATAAACCACATTATTATATATAAATGTTCGCGCCATAGTAAAATTATTGCGACTACAATGTTTATGTAAATAATCTAAGAAATTATCAATATGATCCTTATAACATTCTTCATTTAACTCAAGTATACGGTTTTGTATAGTCTCAATTTCTATATCTGTTAAATGATTCGGACTTTTTATTGATTGTCGATATTTTTGTGTTGTTACATATGAAGCATAAATATTTGGTAAACATTTTATAAAATGTGTATATGGGATTTTTTGTCTCGGTGTATTAACATTTCTATGATCATCTGTAGATGTTAAAACATCTTCGTGTTCTGAATAATTTATATAAGGTAAATAGCACTCCAAAATAATTGCAATAGCTATATCTTTTGTTAAAGGTTGGTTATTAGGATTATCTAATGTAATATTATACTTATCCCATATTTTTGAAGCATTCAATGCAAATGTCTGCGTTACAGCATTGACAATAGTAGAAAATCCAGTGTTTTGTATATCTATAGCATTTAAATCTAAATCAACACCTATATATTTACGTTCTTTATTAATTGGTTTATATTTATATGCACCACAACCGATATCAATAATATCATAATTATGGCCCAATGTTGTATATAATGTGTTTTGATATAATTTAAGACTGTTATTAACAAGATCATTAAAATTAAGTTGTTGATCAACTTCTGTTAATATTCCTTTGTATGCAGCTTCATCAGGTGTTGGTAATTTTATATGATTAACAACTTGTGCTAACATTTTTGCATCAAATAAAGCATCATGAGCATTATCGGCATCCTGTTTCACTATAGAATTATATACTTCACCTAACTTGAAAAGTCTTTGAGTTAAATTTAATTGTTCATCATCGAATAAATATTCTTCTTCATCTGGATGTAAATCTTGATTTCTAACAACTGCATATTTAAATTCTTCAGATATTGCATGTTGAAAATCTATAGCTATAGGATTTAATAGCCTAAGATTTATTGTTTCACTTTGTTTTCCAGTTGTTATATGTTCAAAACACAATGCTTTTGTTGTTACAGTGTTAAAATTATCTCTTACATATTTTTGGGCAATTGAACTTGGAAAATATCTTGTAAATGTTTTATTAATTTCAATAAAACTAGCATCATGTGTACAATTTAAATGTTCACATTTATGTGTGTTAGGTACAAACTCACAAGATCCGTCATAATCTTCTGTGTAATAACTAATATAGTCAAATAAGACTACATCAATAGATCCTCCATAATATCCAAAGATATATCTACCACCTGAACACATTGTAACTAGTTTTTCAAGAATTGTTCTTAATGCAGCTTTAAATTTAACGGCACTCGCTTCAAACTCATGATATGTATCTGGTCCTAATAATTTATCCAACATTGCTGGTATATATAATATATCAGGTTTAAACATTCTAATTTGCATATCATAGTCATTAAAATAACTTAGACTAGGCACTATATTTATTGAAAATTCATCAGCTGTAAAATTATCTTCTTGTTTATATAAACCTAATTGGACAACCATCGGTATTCTATTAATAGGATCTCTAACTGATGTAACACTCTCACTATCTGTATATATTATAGATGTTTTGTGGAAATTGTAATTCTTTAAGATCATACGATCATATGTAGGCATGTATTTAAAACAATGATTGAAATATGATCGTGGACTGCCATCTAATGCAGGATATTCATAAAATTGTTCTTTTGGTTTTTTAAGACGAGTGTCAATATTATTAATTGGTTTAATATATTCTATAGGCATTATACTCGAAGTATCAATTGTGTCAAGTTTAGAATTAATATATTTTTTAGTATATGTATATATACAGTGATCTTTGCTATTTAAAATAGCATCGTCAACTATATGTGTTAATTTTGTTGCTGTAGAAACATATTGTATTAACATGTATCCATTTATTTTTTGTATATGCGCTATATAACGAACACGATTGATAAGCACTGTTATTGTTGACATTAATTGTTCAACAGCTCTAACCGTTTCTGAACTCAATTTTGTGGTAATAACACATGGAAAAACTGCTGGTGCTTTATTGACTTGTACATATTCTCTGACATTTTTGCATAATACAACGCACAATCTACGAATAAAATCTGGTGCTCTATGCATGTTATTAACACAAATTAAATAATTAACATGTGTATCATATGTTAGTAATGTGTTGTCATCAAAAATATCTTTTTGTTTAAATTTTATAGAAGTGTAACAGTTTCCATCACTATAATCATATTTATCTATAGCTTCATGTATTGTATAACCTTGCTTTATCAATTCAGGTATACATTGACCATAACCGCTACCAACAATAACTAATGATTGTGTTACGGTATCTGTGAATGGTATTTGATAATTTGACATATCAACTTCTCTAATTATAAATTTTTTAGCATATTGTAAATAGGATCGTAGAAATGAACTATTTCTATTTCCAGTTGTATTAATTGATATTAATTGATATGGCAATATAATATGTAAAGCCTTTCTTGCACGAGAAAATGCGACATTTAATCTATTTAAATTTTTTGAAAAATCGGTTGTATTTCCAATTATAACAATAACATTATCTCTCTCTGTTCCTTGACTTGAATCTACTGTCCTAACTATGCCATCTCCATTCGTTATATATATTTTAAGTGCATCACACTCATATAAATTTTGTATTTGTGGTTTATGTGTACATATGATTAATAAATTATCAGCATGATATGATATACCACTAACACTTATATATTTCGCTATTTGACTTCCAACAGTTGTATTGTATACTGAAGATTCAACTTGAACATTAAATTTTGTATCTAATAGAGAGAATGTCATGGCACATTGATAATTAACAGTGTCCGCAGATTTTAATCGACCATCGTAAACTGTTTTAGATATAAATTCACATAAATTTGTTCCCATTCTGTATTGTGTATCCAAGAAATGTGTATCTTTAACTGAATTATTAGCAATTTCTGATAAATCATTTATTGAAAATCGAATATCATTTTTAACTTTATTAATAGACATTATTTGTCCTAATTGTTTTTGATCACCATAGCATACGACACGATCTGGTTTCATAGAATTAATAGCAACCATCAATTGAAAATCAGAAATTTGACTGAACTCATCAATTATGAGTACATTTGTTTTTATTGATAATCCTGACATTGTTGTTGTTGTTATACAACTGAAATCAGTTATTTCAGTATTATATGTCATTAAATTACATTTGGCTTTTTCAGAAAATTCTGATGGTACGTTCCTATATATCGCATATGTATCTCCATATTTATCAGCCAATTTGTCAGAAACATCATTAACTTGTATATGTGAATTTGATGCATAGACAACTTTAAGTCCAGCTAATATACAAGCATCTATCAATTTGATTGCATGTGTTGTTTTACCAGTGCCAGGCGGACCTTGAATAATCGTCAAAGTTTTTCCCAAGTATTGTAATAAGAAGTTCTTTTGTGATGTACTATAAACACTAGATATACTCTGTGTAACTGTATCATCTGTTTTTGATCTTGTTAAGCACCCACGCATTATATCATTATATAATCCAACTGGTGTGTATGGTAATATACTTAATCTATCATGTAATTGTTTTAGAACTGAAAAGCTTACATTATTAACAAGATATAGATTTTCAATATCCAAATCTGTTGATAAAGCTTTTGCAAAATAATAAACTTTTGGTTTACTTGGTATATATTTTAATATAACTTTGATCGTATTGCCATCTCTAATATCATATAATAAATATTCATCTGTGTTGACTGTAGATAAACCTTTAGTTTCTGTTGGTTTCATTGGATTGTAAAACTCATATTCATTTAAATTATGCAATGTTGGCCTTCGTAATTTATAACAATGTTGTTCAAGCGCGTTTTTCATTTCTAACTCAACACATGTTAAATACAACCATTTCAAAGTATGATAATCACCTTCTTTTAATAAATATCGATTTGCATACATTTCATCTACACCCATACAAATGGATTGATGTATTTTTAATAATCTTGATTTTTCAGCTACTGGTATAACAGAATAAGTTACACAAATGAATTTTTTATCAAAGATAACATCATTTACCAAATTAGCTTCTTCTATAGAACCGTTAACAATCATTTTTAAATATTGACCATCTACTTGTAATTGATGACATTGTATGCATGCAAATTTAATTTTATTGTCGTTTTTATCAGTATTGGTGCATATATATAAATTATTTATATCATCATAACCACAATCACATTTAATTAGTTCTCCGGCTTGACCACCTATACATAAACTATATCTTCCATTATGCATATTGCAAATCCTATTATCATCATTATATAACACATGTTCATGTATACCAATACAGACCATACATAATGGTGCTTTGCAAACTGTGCACATAACGAAAGGCTGCCTTGAATTACAAGTGCCTATACATTTTATATAACTTTGTTTTTTAGTTTGATGTGCTAATAACTCACTAAATATACTAACATTAGATGTTTGCACGTTTTGAGCATTAGCATGTTCTGTAACAGTTTTTAAAATCCTGTACATAGGTACTATTAATTTTTTATTAAATTTCTTTAATCTTTGTTGTACACATGTTTTTATAAGACATGGTGTTGTGTATATATGAGCACATCCTGTGTTTATAATATTTTGTTTTTCAATAACTTTTTCGACATCCTTTATGATATAACTAATATCATAATATGTATCATTTAACTCTGTTATTAATTTTTGTGTATTTTGTGTGTCAGATATAAAAGCATTAAATATTTGATCACATCTTTCATTAATTATTTCTTCGACACGTTGTCGAGGTATCCATTTTGTATTAACATGATTATATGCACGTATAAATGTATTTGTTATAAAACTGCTTCTATCAATATTAACACCCATGCTATTACACACACTTAAAAACACTTCAACAGGGTCTTTAGTGCTTGTCATTAAATCGCCAAATATTGCTGCTTCTTCCATATTATTTCTTTTCCATTCTTCAATAGATGCAGAATTTAAATCAATATTTAATTCGAAATAAGCACGTAATAAAAAGACAACAATTTGTGCATTTGTACTCAAACAGTCAAATACATCTTTATGTTGTAAAATGGTTAAATCAAGTTCAGATAAACTTTCAAGTACTTCATATGCATCGAGAGATAATCTGACATCTTGCGTTGTTAATAATTTAATATAATCATTGTGTAATTTAATCAATTTTGCATATGTCTTTTTATTCGTAACATCTTTTAAAAAGTGACTCAATAATAAACGAAATCCAGCTAGGTATTTTTGCATTTCTATAATACTATCAGAACTTTGGTCATGTCGTGTATCTATATGTAACATTGATGATATTGTTTTGTTAACATCAGCTATAGATATATATCTATATTGTTCTGGATCATTATCACCATTTTTATAAACTAATTTATGTGTATGTTGTGAACAAAAATCTACAGGAGGTACATGTCCACGCGTTTTTAAAATCTTTTTATTAACCGTTAATGCATTACTAGTTCTGAATACTGTTTCTGCCATTTCATGTCCAGTCAGTACTAAATCTTTATATCCATTTGTTATTAAATCGTCACCAATGATTTGAATACTAACACAATTCATTAGCTCACCCATTATTTTAAATGTTCTTAAAACTAATTCTGGATCGATCATTTCTGCCATATATAACATCAAATCTGTTTGTAATTTATGTACTGTTGGACGTAATGTTGCATCTATATTGCTATATATTTTATCTAACATGATATTACACACTCTATGATTTTCCATCTTTAAAAATTTATCAAAATAGGCCAATGCAACTTCAAAATAATTATAATGACTATTCCAAGGTGCTGTATGTGCATTACCTGAAGATACTGAACTTCCTTTCAAATATAAATTATTTTCATAAACAAGATATTCATTGACATTCATTAAATACTCTTGTATTGCTAATCTTGGAATGTGTCGATAATCAAATCGGCCTGTTGTATCTAACTGTGATAATTCAATAACATTATTTAAGAATAATTGTATTCCTGTTGTTGTTCTATCAAATGCTGTATAATCAAAACTAAAGCCTTCAACTTCACAATTTTTCAATTCTTCAATATCTATATTTAAATTATTACCTCGTACATAATGATTTATTACATCATGCCAATCTTTATCTGTTCCATAGCCAATTTTATATATGCCTGTCACATGATCAAAGATCATAGCAGCTCTCATATCTGTGTGTAATACTCTGCCAAGTTCGATTGCTGGTAGATTAACTATTGTAATTGTTCTAGGTTGAGCCATTTTAGCAGTATTTGCACTTTTAGCAATAATTTGATTAATTGATCTTTGAATAATATGATTATCAAATATATAATCAATAAATGCTTCTCGATCTTTAACACCAAGTGATTCTTGTATTGCATGCTTTGGTCCTAACATAGAACTTATAAAACCAGATGCTTTATTAGGAGGATCATTACCAATTTCTGTTATTGTTTTGAAACTAGGTTCACTACCCGTCCTTTCACGAAACACATTTCTCAAATGATTACATTGTTTTTGTAACATATATATCGCGAAACTAAGTTCTTGATAACATGCACACAATCCATTTGTTAATCTATATCTTTTTATGTCATTCTCAATACCTTCAACACTATTGATAGGATATGCAAAATTATTACTCAATCCATCCATACCACTTGTATAAGACAAATTCCATGTTAAATCTAAACATACTTCAAATTGTGTTATTAAAATATCATTAGGTACAAATCCTGATGATGGTTTTGGTGTTCTAGCAATTTTATCAACATCTAATCTTGCAATTGGTGTAAATTCTCTGCCTGTATTTGAATTCGGTTCTGCTAATAACATAATATTTGAAGTATCAACCAATTTATAATATTCATGTAATTTAGAATCATTCAATTTATCAATTGGTACTACACCAATACACGGTACATTTATTTCTTTCGCATTAACATCAACATTATGAAAATATTTTATTCCACGATAATCGTCAACTTTACTATGTGCTATCATTTGTATAGACATATTAACTATTGATGAGTAACAATATTCACCGTTATCTTGTTTATTTTCAATGATCATATCATATATATTTGTTGGTTGTGGTATTCTATAAAAATCTAATAAAGTTTCTTTAGAAATTACTGCATTATATGTGTCTGGTATACTATCATCATAGTTATATATATCATTAGCAATTTGTATAATCCAATCATAATTTTTACAAGTATCATTATTTTTAATTGCTATATTTATCTTTTCATAGATGTGAGAAGGATAATAAGCATATGCTAAAAATCCCATTCCTGTTCTAGACCATAATCCTGACCAATATGCTTCCATAACGCTATAAGGTGTTGTTGTAGTTTCTGTGTTGTGTAATGAATCGAAATCAAACAAACCTGATAAACCAATGTTATCTGGTGTTATAACTACATATTTATCTAAAGTTTTCATTGCATCAGATATATCTTTCAATCGTAAATATGCTACAAGCAATTTCGATCCAAGCATAACAAGCGTTTTCGTGCATTCATAACAACAATTCATATGCGGATTTTCAATTTGTGGTTCCAACTTATGTGTTTTAGCCCATTTTGTATATATATGGCCAATTTTGAAATATTCATATACTTCAAACCAATGTTGTCTTGTATTTTCAGTTTTTTGTAATTTCTCTCTTATAGTTGCAAAATTATATGTACTCATACCTTCACGGACAAGAACTAATTTTGTTTTATTATCTCTAATATTGATAGCATTTCTAGAATCAACATATTTCATTAATAAAGAAGGTGCTAACCACAAAGATTTTGTAACTTTTATTGCTCTTAATTTTTCATAATAAGCTTGTTCAGCAACCAGTAAATTAATTGCTTCATTTTGATTATCATTAGCAGCATTAGCTTTTGGTAATTTACAATTATAATGTTTCTTTACATTATTACTTTCACTAAGTTCAAAAGAGATACTTGAGTGTATTGTTTCTCTTATTCCTGCTGTTGTTCGATCTAATAACCAAACATGATGTTTCACTTTATTTCTTGATTTATTATCAATAGCATTTAATAATGCAACTTGCATTTTAGTATTCATAGATAATTGTAAATTAACTGCTGTGTTAGTCTTTAATATGACAATACCATCTACAACTGTAATATTTTTTAATGCAGTTATTTGAGCTGCTAAACGTACATTTTGTTTTATAAGAAGGTTTCGCAATTTATTATTATTGACACTGTCAATATTTAATAATCGGGTTCCTGATAATGTATGTATTGAAATATTATTTAAATAATTCATCCGGAAATAAGTAGTATTTTTTAAATCCTCTTCTAAATGTTCAGGATCTATAATCTCTAATATACATATTTTAGTATTATCTTTACCATATGTTAAATATAAACGATTATCTATATATTTAATATTAAATAGATTCTCATCTGTAATTGTAAACATTGTGTTAACATTATTAGATTCCTGTTCTATATTGCACTTATCATTTATAATTACTTTTGTTTGACCTACATCTTTAATTTCATCCTGTGTAATATGTTTACGTCCACATTTTGTACAATAAATTTTGTCAATTGAACATTCCTCTAGACATTTACAAATCCATGTTTTACCAACAGGTTTTATGCATTTATCCATATCAGAGTTCATTTTAATTATATTAGTACTAATATCTGCAGGAGTTTCACTTTTTATATCAAGTCGAGGTTTTTCCATAATAATTTCTTGAACTTTTGATTTACTATCACTATTCAGTTTCTTAACACCCTTAAATGCCTCTACATCATGATTAAACCATCTTTCGGCAATATATTTAATAAAATTTGGATGTGTAGGTTCTACATCTTGCTCTTGACATATTTTAATAAATTCATTATATCTATCTTGATGTGTTTTACCTTCACGTACTGCAATGATATCAGCGATAGCGGCAACAATCGAAAATATCTTTTTGTTAAATCTATCACGTTTTGTAGCTAATGTTTTATTCGTCATTATTTCAGCCGTGTATTCATTTAACATTTGCATAACTTGTTTTGCATTCTTTTTATCTTGAGCACGTTTTAAAATCAAGTCATTTAATTGTTTATTGATACATTTTTGCATGTCTCCACGAATTTTATTTATATCAGAAACAAATGTATTAAAATTCTGTCTAAAAATTTTAGGTACTGGGTCACCACTGTTTAAATGCATAGTTGATAATTTATTTTTAATATCTTGTAAAAATAAATTTAATGATTCTAATATATTATCATCAAATTCTTGGAGTTGTAATAAACATTGGTGTAATTTAGCAATATTAGTTTTGATTTTATCCATATGATTTTCAAGAATATAAAACGTTGTATCATTGCTAATGTTATTGAAAATGAATGTTATAGATTCTACAATATCATCTAATAACAAACCAAATCCAGTTCTTGCAACTTGTTCAGAAATTGTATTTATAAATGTTGGTGGTGGGCTGTTTAGCCATGCTGTCCAATATGGTGCTTTAGTTAAACAAATAGATCCATTTATTAATGACGTTTTATATTTATTTATGGCTATTGCATTTTTAAAATTAGTATAAATCAATCTTAATTTAGATTGTTTTTGTGGTTTTATACAAGCCGTATCTACTATAACACTTTCATCTTTTTTAACAATGTCTTTATTTTTCAATAATTCTCGTTTTTTATTTTCCAACAATTCTTGTTCTTGTTTCTTTCTTTGCTTACGAATTTTATAATTTTGATGTAATTTATCCACATTTTTTGAAATTGATGTTAAAACATATTCGCAAGTTGTACGGCTACAAAACCATTTCACAAAAATTACAAATAAACCTTTAATAATCTTAACAAATAATTTACCATATAATAATATAATCATAAGTCTTAATGGTGTGATATCATATAATACAAAGATTAGTAATATACCCATCCATTGTAATATATTGAAAAATCGTTTTGTTTTAGTTAATTTTTGGCAAAATATTTCATATACAAGATCTGCAAACACTAAAGGTATAACATATTTAGTGAATGTAGATTCACATGTATCTTCGATAAATAATTTGTTTTCCATTGTTATTATCCAATTACTCTCCGAAAAATTTATAACATAATCATCAATAATATACAACAATTTGTTATACATATTAACAACTCTATTACAAATAATTAATCCAAATGGTGAATATACGATGGCCATAATTGTTGCATAACTTAACGTTAAAGTTCTTAAAGAACGACTGACTGTACTCAATCCCCAAATATCTAATAAATCAGTAGCTTCATAAATATTCAAGGGTTGTTGTTGTTGTTGCATCCATATATCTGATTTTACATATTGTTGATATTGATAATTTTGATATAATTTATCTTCAACGATCATTCCATTATGTATACAATTAAATATCAAACTATCTTTCATAGAAGAATTTATACCAATCATATAATTATCTAAATCCTCCTTTGTTATTACAGTCAATGTGTCAACAACTTTAATTAGTTGATCTAAAGTAACTACATTGTTTGGTATAATAGTTGGCATATTAGCAAATGTTTTAATTGTTATAGCTTGTCCAGTTGTAGCATTATCTTGGATATATGCACGTAATTGTGTTATGAAAGTTTTAAATAAATATTTATATGTATCAATTGTTACATAACTCATATCTTCAGATGATTGTATTAAAGCTTGTTGTATTTTTGGTATAACTTCCAAGTTATATGTTCCAATATTTGTACTACAAATTATTGAGTATAAATTTCCCAAGAATGTATTTAACAACTTTCTATATCCAGCTATATTATCATGACACTTATATGTTGTTTTATCATCTAATAGATTTGTTTTAACATTTCTAATCACATTATTAACATTTTTAATTATTATATTATCATATGCATTTTTATCTACAAATGACAATATATAAGGTTTAATGCAATACATATATTTAACATATACATACTTAACAAAAGTATATACTTGTGTTATTTGTTGATATGTGTAAGTAATGCGTATATATGTGTATATAATAGCGATGATTATATATAATAAAATTATATTAATAATCAACCGACTTTGTTCAATTTGTGATAAATGCATTGTAAAATATATTTTAAACAAATCTTTCATATATTTTAAACATCCAAATAAGAAGAATTGAAATATCAATTGCCAAATTTCATTTAACATTGAGATATGTCCATATATATCATAAATTGCATATTTTTTCATCAAATGTATCATTGATAAGATTATATATATTGGTGTAAATTCCAATGGATATATAATAATATTACTTATAAACTTTTCATGATAGTTAGTTGTTTTACAGAACATACGCATAAGAATGAATAACATATATCCAAAATATATCAAATTCTGAGTTTCGCCGTATTGTCCAAAATAAGTCATTAATAATGTAATGCCATATACGAAATAGTGAGTTTTATATAAACAAAATGTAAAAATGAAACTCTTTTTCCGAAATACTAAACGATATAAAGCATATAGAAAAGTTATATAAAAACTATACTTCTTAGGCATCAATGTATATATAAATTCTAAGATTATTATTCGTTTATAATCTGTAAAGTTAAACATCAATATTGAGTATAACAATAAGATTAAATGTGTATGTATCGTTAATGTAACGAAAGATGTATAAATACTTTCTCCAATTGTAAAATATGTAAATATAGCAAATATGTAATTCAACAAGAATGCACTTATAGCTGTTATAGTTATAGTATAATTTGTTAAATAATAAATCTTAGTATATAATTCTGTAAATACGGCACTTGTTGCATGGCAAATATCTTCTCCTAATACTGATTCTGCAATATTGCACATAGATTTAACAATTCTTGTACTTATGGGTGTATAAAATAAAGCATCACTGACTTTAAATTGATTTATAAGTGATGTAATTATATTACCTATAAACAAAGGTTCAGTTGTATATTCAAAAACTCTTTGTGATTTATCCATAGATAATAAATTGTTAAATTGCAATAAATTTGTTTTGATAAACTCTCTAGCAAAAGTGTATGTGTTAACTTTATAACCATATGCATGCCGGACTGTAAATAGTGTTTCTATTTTTGCATCCATAATAGGTATAGCACCTATAAACGTTGAATGTGTACAATTCTCTAAAATATAATAAAATATTTTATTGATGAGTGCTCTATCTTCAATAATATCATATAATGGCTCAAAATTTCGAATAAACATTTCAATAATTGCCAATTTTTGTTTAGAATATATATTATTTTCACTAGTAGGTATAATAACATTTTGTATTTCATGCCAAACTTTAATTTGTTTTCCAAATAACTCATGCAGATAAGCAAAAGTGAACAAATATGCTAATTTAACTTGCCCATAATATCTTTCTAAGTCTGTATTTTCAGGACCATAATTATCTTCTGCAAATATACATGTAGCATCATCTTCATCGTCACTATCATTAGTTTTATTTTTAATTTTATTTTTATCATATAAATCAATTTGATCATTTGGTTTTTGTTGTTGTTCTGCATTATAATTACTATAATTTGGAAATAAAGAAATACCAACACTAATCTGTTCATTGTTACGATATACTGCTGAAGAAGCAACAACGCCAATAACACACCATTTATCTTTTAAAGAAGCACTCACAAAAATTGGAGAACCACTAAAACCACATTTATTCGGTATATATAGCTTTCTATCTGTAAAATCTGCACGTTGTATAGTATCATTGATAACATATACATTTTTGTTAGGCTTTCTATATCCAAATACAGGTGTTTGAAGCATAATGTTATTTCTATTAGGTGAGTCATTATATAACGCGGATAATTGTGTTTGACATCCAGGAGTTGTTTGTAATAGAACTAAATCTCTATATTGCGCTGTGTTACCAATCATAGATCTTTCTTTAAATGAATATGCAACTTCAACTTGTAAAATCTTTTCAACATGTTTTGTATTTATAAGAATATTAAAAGAAATTTTATCTTTTATCAAATTTCGTAAACCTATTTGTTTATCTGTTTTTTCATCTATAGTTGTTTCTATAAAATGGTTAACTGTTGCTATATAATATCGCATTGTTGTTACGTCACATACTATTGTTCCAGTTGCTGCAAATTGCTTTTGTGGATTATGCATATTATTAGTTAAAACACATAAATGATAATCCTGTATTACTTTTAATTTTTTATAATATCTATCATTTTTACTTAAATAATGATATGTAAATTTATTTTGTATAACATCACCAACAATAGATGTGAATTTATTAACAATAACATTCGGATCATGTAACATAACAATTGGAACTCGATATTCAGGTTTATTTAATAAATAATTATCATCAGTTGTCTGAGTATATATTGTCACTAGCCATAATTTATAACTATCTTCCTTAAATTTATCAAAAACTTCTTTACTCCAATGAAATCGAACCTCTCTGGCTGACATATTGTATCTATTTTGTAAATATTCTAATGTTCCTTGTGACATATTGATATTTAATTTTTGTATTTCATGTAAAATATCATTACGACTAGCAAAGCTTTTAACACGTAATTCTTTGTTATGATCTAACCAAATAATAATAAGTATCGCAAGATAACATATCATTAACGTAACACTAATATGTACTATATTACCAAGAGGAACTGCTAATATATAATCACCAATTTCAATTGTTGTATCAATATAATAACTGATTGTTATTCCATTATAGAGCATATAAATACTGCAAGTCAAAATATTTGTTATCAACAAACTTAATTTCAAAACATTGTATGAAAAAGCTGTTAAAATGTAAGATATATGTAAAATCATTAATATATAATATGTTAATATTGTACAACCAAATGAATATGTGACTAAAAAAGTCATAGTTTCAATAGCTATATAACTTATATAGCTTATGATTGCTACTTTTCGTGGGTCATTTAAAACATTTATGCAGTATACAATTGATGTATATATAAACCATGATACAAACAAGAATATTGCTATTAATATAAATACAGAATATTGACCATGTCCAGCTGTTAAACCATATGCTCCACATTTTAAATCTTTAAAACTTATATCACGTGTGAAAATATCATTTTCATCACCATATAAATTTAATGTACATAATGTATGTTGTGTAGAATTTATATGTATTATACTTTTTATATCTATAAAACCAGGTTTTACATACAAAGGTTCATTAGAATGGTTAAAAAAGTGGACAATGTTAATAGGACTTTCAAATTGTACAGATAAATTATCTTTATTTAAATGAGTCCATTTTGATAGTCTATATCCAGATACGTCGTACACAGCTATCGATACACTCATTTGTTCATTAATGTTTACAAATGGTATTTTGCATGTATAACTTTTTATATTATCAATGCATGTAATATTACGCAAACTATCTCGTTTTACTGCTGTAGCCATGGTACCACTAATTATACGTATATAATCAGACACTTGTTTATCCTTTGTAACTTTATTAATATATTCGACGTACACATCTTCTTGTTTATAATCAACATATCCAAAATACTGCCAGATTGCAATATTATGTAACCGTTCGTTTATATTTGATAATGCATCTATAGCATAAAATAATCTATAGAATAAAGCTTTAACGGTAGTCCATAATCCAATGAAAATAGGAGCTTCCGCTTCTATACCAATTTGTCGGCCTAAATCTGGCAAAGTAATTATTTTTTCATTACCGAAATCATCTGTAACTATTGAATATGGATCGTCTCCTAATATAATAACATTATATCGAATTACTATAGTTTGCCATAATTTATATAAACAAAGTTTAATATAAATAACAACATTTTTAAATATAGAGAATAAATCATATATATAATCTATTATAAATGAATAATATGATTCATATGTTGATAAAGTTATATATTTGTTATTTTGAATATATGTATAATAGAGACTATATTCAGCATTCATTTCTTGATATATTAAACTGAAATTAAAATTATATTGATAACCAATAAAATCCATTTCTGTGTATTTATACATTAAATTAAATAAAATATTTAATTTTGTACTCATTTCTACTATAGAAGTTCGTGTATCAATCATTGTATAATGATTATTCAATAAATATCGTATTTTAATATATATTGAATAAATTTGCGGTGTATAATATTCAGAATTAACATTATCTAATAAATTAGATATGCATTGTTGCTTCAAATATATAGTATGTTGGTTATTACAATGTTCTAAATCAAATATAATTATAACATCTTTCTTATCTAATAGATATTGAAATAATGGTGTTATAGTTACGAAATTACCTATATTAGTTATTCTTATAATTGTTGGATAACTTATACTATTTAATGTATCTTCGGCAATTAATGTCGTTATATCTATATCTTCTTTTGTTGATGTTAAAGTATAAGGTGAATAGGCATTTCTTAAATCTCCTGCTTTATAAATTCTCTTAATAATATAACCATCTCTATAATCAATAATATTTACAATTTCATTTCTATATGTATTAGCAATTGTTCTAAATAATATTGATGCATCATTATCCATAGCTGATTCATCAACTTCAAATTTAATAGATTTATCAGTTATAATAATATGTGGTTGTGTTTGTAAAGTATTGGTTATTAGAGAATATATTTGATCAGAAATAATTGACTTCAAACGAAAATCTCTATATATATCATCTTTTTGTTTTAAATATAATCCATAATTGTAATTATAAAATAATGCTAAATTAATATATTTATGATATAATCTATATATATTTTTATCTTTTATTAAAACATTAGCAAGTTTTAACAAATCATGTTTATAAGATAATATATACTTTTTAGCTATTTCATCAATATAAAGCATATTATCAATATCAGTGTAAAGTATACGTTTGTGAATTCTATTTTTTGTTTTATTAGCAATTTTTGTATTTGTAATAGCAGTTGTATTCTTGCTAACACAAGTAATATTTATATTGCTATAAAAATTGAATCTACAAATACTTTTATAATTACCAAGGATTATATAATTATCAGAAACTGTTAATTCTGTTTTATTTTGTATTAAATCATCATATCTATTAGAATCTCCTTTGTATTCATCTTTTGTTTCAAATCGTAATGTATCTGTAACATTATCAGTATCAAAATATAATTCTAAAGTTACATTGTTAGGTTGTATTTGTACATCATTATTTGTATAAAAATCCATGATACGTTCATCTGTGGATGTAGTTGAAATCAGTTTCTTAGATGTAAAAAATTGTTTAAAAATATTAGACAACCAAGGTCTTGCTATACAACGAATATTTAAATCTTTATATGTACGATCGACTCTACAAACAAAAAGAGGATTTCCAATTTGTACATATATACTATTAGGTTTTAAATCTGAATCAAATTTAAACACACTATTTTTGTCAATGCTTGTGTCATCTTTAAAAGTTAAAGAAACTACTTCATTATTAGTTATAGTTACTTTTTGTTCTTCATTCAATATTTGGCTGCCTGGAGATTTATTATCAAGAGGTATACTAAAATCAATTGGTGGATTATTTCGTAATGCATTATAATAATTACTCATCGTTAAAGTTGATATATATGCACGTGGTCCTATTAAAGTTGAATGTAGATAATAATTATAATCATCTGAACAACCTGTTGCTTTTATATTTGATAAAATAGCACTACCGAATACTACTTGAATTATATAATTCAAATATATTCCTTTTTGATAATACTGTACACGACAAGTAATTTGTTGAATTCTATAATCATATTGTTTTGGATGTATTACTTCTAATCGAGCTGCTTTATGTAACATTGAGGCAAAAATTTCCGGTTTAAAACCAAATTTTAATCCATGTTTATCTAATTCATGCCATTGAAAAGCAAAGCCACTTTGGCACATTTCACTAACTCTTAATGATAGAAAATTAGGATGTCGATATTTAGAAAACATAGTGACAAATTCTGTATATTGATATGATGTCAACGGTGCTCCTATAGGTCGAATAGGCCAAATACCATGTAATAAATATTTTAAATTTACATGCAACATTTTTGAACATTTTCCAGGATTTGAACCCGTTGGTGTTGCTGGCCAATATGCATAATATAAATTATTGTAATCAATATCCATTATATTAATAGGAATAGTTGTTGTTTCAACTATTGTAGTGTCTTGTGGTTGCGTTGTTTGTTGTAAAGCATTATATGCAGTTCTTGTTGTAGCAATAACAGCTGTTATCATTGATGTAACAGCAAATGCATCCCTGGCCATTCGATATTTCCGATTTTTGTAAAACGTATAATCATGAGGTGTTAATAAACTGTGATCAAAATTATTTAAATATTGTTGTTTGGCTACATCACTTTTAAATGGTGGTGCGTCTTCTAAATGTATAATATTAGTTGATTGTTGTAAATTAGTAACAATAGGGTATTTATATAATATAGCCCTATCAGTTGGTTTATTACCTTGTAACATTTTATAATAATCAAATATAGACAACGTACATATTTGATGATTTATACAACAGTTTATTAAATAATATTGGTATGTATGAGTGTATTCTCGTATTTTATCATCTTGATTTATGGCTCGTAAATATCCAATAAATTCATCATAATCATAAACATCCATTGCTGTTGTTGAACAAACACGAGTTAACGGTTTATCATCATATTTTGTATGAACATTAGGTTGTATATGATATTTATGATATAAAAACATATGTTCAACACGTTTTCCATATTCAATTACTGTGTCAATGCCTTCTATCATATTAGTTAAATTGAAATATTCGGCATATAATGTAGCAAAGATGTTGCGACTTAATTTGAATGTGTTAATAGTAGAATAACCCATCTTTTCATAATCACTAGTCTTTATTTCCAAGAAAGTTAAAGCATTTTGATATTTAACAGGTGTATATATAGCTTCATATTGTACAGTTGCAACATATTTGCGTAAAGCACATACATTACAACGATCAGATGCAATAGATAATATATTTTTATATTTAAATTGCTGTCCAATTAAAAATATATTAGATGAGTTTGTATTAAATGTTGTAATTGTCATTTCTAATTTCTCACATGTAAAATTACGAGCATCTATAACCAATATATCCTCTGATATAAAAAATACCGTTTTAACAAAATGTGAAAATGTAAATATCTCCTGTGTCGTCATATTTTCAATAGTGGAATATAAATTGTCTGTTATCTTTAAATATAAACCATCTTTTAATAGCATAGTCATTTGTGTTGATACATCTAATTTTGTTAAAGTTTGTATTTCTTCAAAAGAATTTTTATTTAACAATTGTGTAATTAGATTTCTGTAATTAAACATGAAATCAATGTAATACATTTGTAAATTGTTGGTCTGAGATATAAATCCAGATATGCCAAAGAAAGCTTCAATAGGTGTATTAATTTTCGCTTTATATTCATACAAAGACTGCAGACAATAAGGGGTTATATCGAAATAGTTTGTTTTTAATTTACAATAAATATAATTAACACAATTACCCATATTTCGAAACAAAGTCCCAAACATAGATTTAACTTTTGAATAATTATCTATATTGCTACAGTGTTTATCTTGCAAATTATTATTATCATTAAATCCTGATATTGTTCTTGTTATATATTTATCATCATAGAAATCAACAGTTATATGACTTCTTTCAACTTGTGGTATAAAACATTTTCGTAAACCAGTATATTTGTAATTTATTCCATGTCCTTCATAACAATTTAAACTATGATGTAATCCACCAGCATATGTTGGTATCACATAATTAGATGGGGCACATATGTTATCGAAATCATTAACAAAATCAGGATGTACTCGTTCACTCATAGGATCAGATATTAGTGTTTTTAAATTACCCATATTTTGAACAGAAATTCTACGCATAATAAATTTTGACATTTGAATGTTATAATCAAAAGTGTATGTTACATTGCTATACGTGGTTAGACAGTTATAATAATATAAATTTAAACTGTTATCATAACTTTGCCAACAGCAACCATTACCTAATTCTTTTTGACAAGGTACATTTGATATATTGTATTGTTCACCAAATCTGTATGCTACAAAAGCATCATGTGCATGGTATATACCAAACATATAATCATTGTTTGTTGTATTTAATGGTGCTGGTTCATATCTACGTGAAAAAGTTTCATATATAGATTTATTATATTTAGGTATATTTAACCGTTTAAGTTCAGTAGTTAATTGAACATCTTCCTGAATTAGAAATTTCAAAAGATCATGTGACTGTTTTACACGAGTTATATTCATACAATTTGGATGTATCTCTCCATACATAATTTTCTCTTTAAATAGAATATTATGTACTGCTATTGATATAGCTCCTGAGCAAACGTTTGTAGAATACAAAACACTTGAATTAAAGCGTTTTGGATCTTTCTTTATTAGATATTTCGTATAAATATGATCTAATGAACGCAATAATGTAGCTGATGATTTTTGATACATACCATTAAAATTTAAAAAATTCAACGGCATATCATTACTACTCGGTATATGGTCTACAAAATATGGTTCTGCTGTCATATATTGGTTTGGGAAATAAGCATGCGATCCAAAATAAACCACATAATCTTCATTTTTAACTGCACCAAAACAATTATGGCATTTGTAATATAAATCAAGTCCATAATCCCACAAATTTGGATATGCACTTACAAGCTTTGTATATCTTTCCGTTTCTACTGTGAAAGTTGTTGCATAAACCTTAATAACATCAGCAGGCGATGGTGAGACAAATTGAATAATCGGTAAAGAAAATGTGAAATTAGTAACTTCATCATCTTTAATTATAGTATTCCTAAGATAATTAACAGGAATATTCCATTTTTTAAAATCTTTATATTTATCACTATATAAACTCTTATTACGAACAGTTTCATATAAAGCATTATCCTGTCTATATCGATGATACATAATATCAATCGTTTTATTTATATTTACTATTTGTGCATGTGTGTATGATAGATGAAGTCTACAATATTGTGATTCAATAATCGGTGATATTAACATATAACAATTAGGTTTTTCCAATGAGCTTAAAATTTTATTAATGTCAAACTTTGGACAAAAATAAACCGTTTTATGTATAGATATATCTTGTATTACATCACTTTTCCGTGTACAACATTTTATGAAAGGAAATTTATTAATTGGTTGTTTGTAATTGTAATAAATTGTGGTTAAAATATTGTCATATAGTTGCATGTCATAAATAACGCTTTCATTACAAATATAAGTATTATAATGTTGCAAGAAAGTCTCGATATATTCACGATTGAACAATTTTGTATAAGATGTAGATTTTGATGTATATTGTGTTGGTAGATAATACGATCGAATTGATAATATATCAGTTATTTTACCTGTGTTTATATCAATATATGTTTTAATTATATTAATATAAGTATCATATAATTTTTCACGAAAAATATCAATATCTTTTAAAGTCAACTGTGAAATATCATTCAAAAATTGAATTTGAATATCTTTAATCAATTGGCCATAGTCAATAATGTCTGGTAATTCTAAAAGACGTAAAATATTATCATAAAGTGGTATCGTTCTAAATATAGCTATTATTTCATCTATATCTGCGAATACGAAGTTAAATTGACTTACATAATCAGCATTTATAATAGTTTGCATAAGATCATATTTATTAGATCCATATGTTAGTATATTAGTTGTGTGTATATGATTAATAATAGCATCAAGATAAACAAATATCTTAACATTATCCCGTATGTCAATACTCTTTTTATGATCTATAGTCTTAGTAAAGAATGTTTGAGGTAATTTAATAGCAGCTGCAATTCGACAATAATGGATACTATAAGAATGATAATCACATTTATTTAATATAAATAAAGAGTCATCAATATTAATTTGTGCATTTATATATATAGCAATATCATCATCTAAATTAAATTGAGGATATATTGTGTGTACAAAGTCTTTAGCATCTACAATAGAAACTTTTGGTGTCCATTTCAATTCAGCTATTTGTGTTGCAATAAATTTTTGATACAATCGTTTTAATACATCAAGTCCAATATTTTTGCCAAGTATAGGATCGTTATATACTATGAAATCAATTTTTGTATCATTTATTTCAATATTTAAAACTGGCAAATTTGGTTGTTTCATATACGTTGCTGTTATCAATTCAGATTTGTTAACTCGAACATTATCAAAATAACAACAATAATGTCTATCATGAGCTGTTGTCATGTAAAATTTTTCAGTATAAGAAATTTTACAATGAGTTTGTTTCAATGTAGTTAAGACAGTTTTTCCAGTTATCACAATTTTCCCAATACGATTTCCATTATCATCACGATATTTGTCCTTTACAACATCAATTATAGTTTGATCAATCAATATTCTTTTTATGTTATCAAAATAACAACAATATTTTTTATCATGGCTAGTTGTCGTGTAAAATTTTTCACGATAAGAAGTGTAAATTTTACAAGCATTATCTGTCACGAATTGTTTGTCAAGTTTTCCATTTTGAGAAATATCTTTCATAAGTTGATCAGTACTATCATATTTAATCTTTATTTCAATTGGCAGAGTCTGGTCCAGTGTATTTTTTGTATTAGAAATCGATGTGTTCACACGTTTCTTATTACGTAATCGATATTTATTGCGAACATATCCGTTACTTTGACAATTTGTTAATACAAATTCTTTTGTATATATTTTATGTTGAAATGTTGGTATCTTATACATAATAAGTTCAATAGGAATTTCTAATATTTCAGCAATTCGTATTATTCGATTCCTAGTTAATAATTTCGTTTCCTCAATCATCTTATCTTTACATTTTAAACCAGCCAAATAAATTCTATCATTATCAACAAGTTCCTTCCAATAATATTCAATAGCTTCTTGTTGTTCTGGTGTTGGTGTTTCAGGTATTAAAACAGTGTCTTGTCCATATGTAGATGTCAATAATGCCATAAATATTAAAAATATTGTTAACTTTATGACATGTAATCTTTTCATTCTTAGTCTATTGAATTCCGGTTTAATACGTGATAGAACTTTTTTAACTTGTAATGCCGATTCAAGAGGTACTTCCACTATATGTGTTAATCCACTTATTATCCGATTTATAACATCAATATTTCCATCACTACTTGTTGCTTCCAAGATTTCCGGTAACATATTCGTTTCCATCTGACAATTTTCAAAATTATGAAACATCACACCACATAAAGAACATACTCCATCTGTTGTGAGTGGATACACATAATTATTCATAATAAATTCTAAACCATGTGCTGTTTTAAATACGGTTTTCTTTCGCTCTCTGTAGACATAATATCTTGTTTGTTTTGCCATAAAATGTAGTTGGAACACGAATTTTGCATCAAAGGTTAAAGATCCAAGTATTGCCATTATAAACCAATTAGTGCCACCTTTATATATATATATGTGCAATAAAATCAAAAATATCAAGGATATTATTGAATATAGCACAGGCCGCGCATTGATTTCATCTCCATATAGCAAATACGAGAATTGGTAAGAAAGCAGAGAATGTCCGATTAAGAATATAACATGTCCGAGTTTAATCCGTTTCAGTTCCTGAATAGTCATATGATCCACATGTATTACTGAGTAAAGCAGTAGTGATCCAAGTATCATCATCATTTTATCAAGACGACCAATTCTAATAAGAACATATAAAATTATCAACAAAAATGTTGTTAATTTATAATGGTCATGTGTTATTTTTGTTATATTTTTTATAGAAGTTTTTGTAATAAGTTTTATAGTCGAAAAATATGAATCTTCAGACAAATCAGGTATGTAATTTGTATCAACATATTGTTGAATTTTATTAGCCTCCTGTTTTGGGTATGTAATTTCACATAATTCAATATCTTCTTTCTTAATATTTGTATCAAATTTTACATGGGCATCTGTGAACATATCTATTATATATATAAGACCATCTGGTGTCATACAAAAATATCTATGTGGTTTTTCAAAAGCTAAATGTGTTGTAACATTAGTATTTGTAAATTGTATAATTGTTGTTGCAACAAACACACCATTAAATGATATGCTTGGAATACCTAAGTAAATAGTATCATTAGCTTTAAATTGATGATAATTAACACTGTTAACAATGCCTGTTATTTTACCAATAGCTAAGCCTGTTATATTAAAGACTCGCATATATTTTGGCATGTCTGCAGTTTTATCAACCAAGGTGGCTATATATATAGTATCAACAGCTACTGTAATTGTAGCATGTGTTATGACACTAAGGGTGCATTCTTTCATTCGAATTCGTCGATATGATTGGATTCTAATATCACCAAATATTGTATCTCCAAGAAATACTTTGGTAATAAGATTATGTGTAACATTCCATAATAATCGCAAAAAGATATTATCTGTATTTTCATGTATAAGTTCTGTATTGTATATCCAATCTCTACCTAAGCATTGGGGAATAAGACAGCCATCTAACTCTTGTTTATTACTTGTAAAGAATCTATCACTATCTTCATGTGTATCTATTTTAAAAACTGGTTTTAATGCACTTTGCATAACACTATCAAATTCAGGGTACCAAACTGTAATAAAATCCATAATGGCATATGGTACACGAGTTTTTATATACTCACAAACATCTTGTACACTTATATTTGTAGAAAACGTTATAATTCGCGTATCATTAATCGCTGTCAATAAATCAGTGTTAACAAACACAGGTTTATTTGTAGTAACAATATATGATATTTGTATATTTTCATTAATATCTGCAACTGTATTATCATGTAAAAACGATTGTATTGTGTAATTACCTTGATATGCATTTATAAAGCAAATCTTGATATTTTGATGGTATGTTGGTATTATAACATGATATACTTGTCGACATGCTGATAATTGTATAACACTATTTATTAATCGTGAGATTTCACTCGTGACTTTATGTATACTTAAATAGTTTTTGGCAATCTTTGTTATAACATCAATGCCAAAACAATTAATTCCCAATTTAATTTGTGTATATATAACATCTGGTGTTGTTAATATTATTTTATCATATTTTAAATATGTTGTGCAAATTATGTCTATTACATAGTCATAAAGTACATCAATATGTATTTTGTTAAATTTATCAACATCAAACTTTCCAGTACGTACATATAATTTGGCAAATTCACGTAATTGTGCGTGTGATATACGTACATTATTTAAATAATAAATTGGAGTTATATATATTACATCAATGTCTTTATCATTGAAAATGTTTAAAACAATGTCCCATATAGTAACAACTGTATAGTTATGTTTTATTGTTAATTTTAATATATTAGCAATAATTTGTAAATCTTGATTATCATATATAATATCATATTGATCATCTTGTGTTACACTCCATGTTTTTATATTATTATATAAATTTATAACGTCATCCATATTAATATTAGAGTATATATCATATGGTGTATATATATTATCATTTATATATATACAATAATGTTTATATATTGTCATATATGTGTCACTTTTTGCAATATTTATAGCATTGCATAAACTAACACATAAACTTTTATATGTTTTTTGGCTTTTATCACTTTTAGTGCCAATATACATCTCTTCACTGTCAAGCGTAGATATACTATCAGATTTAACTAAGGGCAATATATCATCAATTATTACACCTTCAATAATTTCTTTAACAATATTATCTTCAACAGTATATTTATGTATATCGCGTCTCATCATAATGTATACAATACCTAGACGATGTAGCGCTTTTGATATATTGCATGTTTCCATATTGGTGTAATACGAGGGTATTGTGTTCACAACATAATCCAAAAGTATGAATGAATCTGTATTTATTAATATTGTTTTATCCAATATTGAATTAACTTGTTTCCATTTTGTCATTAAACACTCAAATACTTTTGTAGCTATTGTTAACCAAGCAAAGGTATATTGAACTTGGGTACCATCATCTATAAAAGAATTAAATGGATTTAAATATCTATTAACAGTGTTATCTCTATTAATTGAATGATGTCCTAATCTAGGATTAAGAATTACATCCAAATATTGTGGTATATTATGTGGTTTTTTAGTTATGTCAACTTGGCATAACATACAGATAACACTTAAGTTAACATCTACTGGGACATAATTGCCACACCATGTGCATTTACCTAAAAATGTTGATTTAGTATTGGATATACACTGAATAAGCTTATTATCCTTATTTTGTATTATATATGTCATTATCACTGAAGCTTGTTGATATTCTATATCATTAAATAGCTCACATGTTATAATTGCTGTGGCACAGGGTTCAACATAAAACATATCATATGTTTCATGTTCTGTTCGTATATAATCATTTATAGCACTTAAGCTAATATATTCTTGTTTTTCACAATTTTGAATATTATGTTGTACAACTATATATTCTTGTTGTAATGCTTCATCATCATCAATTGGTTTAGTATAACTAATACAATTTTTAATAGAAGCTGGTGTATCTGTTTTATCAAATGATTTCACAGACACATCACCAAATTTAATTGATGTTCCTTTTTGTTTTTTGTCATCATATATATTATAAATATCAGATAACTCTATCCTAATTTTTGAAATTATGAAATTAAATGTCTTAGTAAGACTAAATTCAGATCTTAGCTTTTCACTAACTGCTATATCTCTTAATTGATCTACGAGCAATTGCATTAAATTATAACGAATATACTCATTTTGTTTTTCAATTAATTTATCCATAGCACGTTCATAAGCTATATCACCTTGGTCGCCTTCATTATAATACATATAACAAAGTAGTTCATATAATTCATCTTGTAATGCAATAGTCCAAAATGCATATACATTACTTTGATTTTCATCTATATCATGTAATATATATTCTGTATCTTGGTTGAGTACGGTATCTAAGACACCATCTCTTTCCATTTGTAAAGCACGTGCTAATATTGCTGTGAAATCTAAATCATCATCATCATTTGTAATTTCTTTTATATACTTATCACTTTTATGTGATTTTGTTTCTTTACTGGCTTGATTTGCCGTACTATCTAAATCTAATTTGTTTATTGAATCAGTGTCTTCATCATGAGCGGCTCTCTTAAATAGGTCTCCGTCCTCATTATCAGACAAATCATCTCTAACAATAATAAATGTTTCTTTTGTTTTTAAATGAGGTTGATTAATTGAATTAAGTGCATCAAAATGAGCGGCACACTCTATGAGTTTTCCGTCCTCAACAGATACAACATCTTCGTTTAATCTAGAACCATTTTGTACATCGTCATCATCATAGATTATGACATATGTTTGTTTTTGAACGCCATCCTTTCGTATCAGATTTTGTTCATTAATCGCGTCTCTCTGATAGACAGTATGATCGCACATAACTTAAAAAAGAGTCAAACTTTGTCAGTTTGAAATTTAATTATGTAGATCCGACACTCGCACACTATAAAACGTAGTTTTAGTAGTAGTAGTAAGAATAGTAATTTTAGGTATAATTGATAATTGAT